TCTGAGGCTACTTGTTTAACTAGTAGTTCAAATATAAGGCCAGTATTTCGAAATTTCGAGTGTTTTATTTTCATTATACACGTTTACTATTATAAATATGGACTATTTCCCTAAATCTTTTATATTATCCTCATCTAGTAGTCCTGCTTCGTTTATAGTTTGTTTTTTAAAAACTATATCCTTCAACGCTTCTTTATTTTTATGATAAACAGCATTTGTTGTTAAATTTTCAGAAACATTTTCATTATCCGAAGGATATCCGCCATGCATACCATGTTGACCTAATGGATCTCGTCCTCCTAAGCCATCGTTAGTACCGTAGACTGAAGCTTTTTCTACTGGTCTGCCACCTTCAGGACCTGGCTGGCCCCATTCTGGTTCAGATTCAGTTTCAGAGTATCCTGTAGGTAAAGCTTGTGGTTCACCTCCTTTTGGTGTAGCAACTGAACGTCTTCCGTACATTGATGCAAGATCATGAGGTGTACCGTATGTTACTCCAGATCTAGCAGGATCGTTTCCTTCTGCTTCAATTTGAGCTAATCTAAATACTCTCTTAGTATCTTCTCTAACTAAATCTCTCATTTCCATATACTTGTCTTCCGACATATCGAATATGTTTTCATATATATAATCTGAAGAAAATAACTTGGTATCTTTCATTTGTGAAGCTAAATCTATCTTTTCTTTTAGAAGAGCTATCTTCTCTTGTTCGAATATAATAGATGGTGTTGTAAGTTTAACTTCGAAATTAGTTAATGATTCTCCTGTAAAACCTTGTGTATATAAGTGTACTAGAGCTATCTTAGTTAATTCAGACTCTAGAATTTTTTGTAATCTTTCAACCGTTCTTGCAAATCTAATATCTTCTGCGGCTAATGTTGCTTTACCTTGTAAGTCACCTTCGTAACCAAAGTATGCTTTAGGAATTTTAAGAGCTGCAAACATTTTAGATTGAAGGTATTGAACGTCGTTTGTTCCGTCGTAATCTAATCCTTTTGTAGTTTCAATTTTAGTAGAAGTATCTCCTCCTCTAACAGGTAGGTAGAAATCTTCCATCATATTCTGCATGTTAAAACGTAAGTTATACTGTCCATCCTCTCCTATATAAGGAGTCTTTTTCATAGTATTGATAGTTTTTTGCATGAACTGCTCTACTTCATTAGGTGGAATAGAACCTACATTTATGTAGAACATTCTCTTTTCTGGAGCTCTCATTATTCTATGAATTAACATAGCATCCTCCATTAAAGTAACTTGTTTAAATATTTTTCTGGCAGGCTCTAGATAAGAACGTCCATAAGGTAGATAGTTAGTATCAGATATTAATCTAAAATGAGCTATTTCATAATTATCGAATCTAACTTGACTTGATCTACCGTCTCTCTTAGGTAGAAAGTTAGGGTTCTGAGATGCTGCAATTCCTTCAGGATCTAATACGAATTCTACTTTAGATAGATTTTCAGGATCTAATCCTTCTTCTCTAACCATATGATAGACTGTATATGGAAGTACATTATAAACTCCAAATTTTTCTGCAACTTCTAACTTTAAGAAGAAGTCTCCATACTTACACATATTACGTGTCCAGGACCATAAATTAAATTCTATATTAAGAACGTCATAAAATAAGTTATAAAGTACCTTTTGAATATTTTCATCGGAAGATTTAATTGATAAAATTTCACCGTTATCATTTTTTAGAGTTGCTTCATCTGCTAAAATATCTAATGCTGAGGCTATAATTGGGTCTGTATCCATAGCTTCATAATCAGAGTATAACTGTATTCTTAACGTTTGATAGTTAAGATTAGGATTAAAAATATTTTTATTATTATGAATATATAATCTACTAAATCTATCGACTAAGGAGTTAGTTTGAAATTTACCGGTAGTTTGTATTTGATTTACATCAGCAATTTTAAGTTGATCTCCTCCAATATTACGTATTATTACGTCATTAGAAAAGAGTCTTTGTAATCTGCCAAATAAAGATTTGTCTGCCATTATGGTACAGTTTTATATATAAATAGTTCTATTTTAACAGCCAGCGAATATCTTCTTCACCAAAGGCTGTCTTAGTAAGATAAGGATTTTCTCTCTGATTTCCAACATTTTTCATAATAGCTTTGTTTTGAGAGTTCAAATTAGTAAAAGAAGAGAGCTGGGCTCTAGCTAAATCCATTCCTTGTTGTCTTAATCTTAATGCTGTATCTCTCACATATAGTGCAGTTGCACATGAAATAAGTAAATCGTCGTTATATCTATCTTGAGCTTGAGCTTTTCCGTTTTTCCATACAAATACTCTCATTTCAGATAATAATCTTTTAGATTGTATAGTAACAGACTTTTCTCTAATATATTCTATCATTTTAGCAATAACTAAAGGTCTAGTTCTAGCTGACATAGTAAAACCAGGTACTAGTTTATCTCTTTCAAACTTAGTCATATATGATTCTACTGATTCCATATTAGCTGTAGAGCTATAGTATATGTTTCTATATTCTCTTTCTAGTAACTGTTCTATAGTAGCCCATCCAATATTAGCGTTTTCTACTACTAATAGTGCTTCATTATATTCTGATGCTATTCCAACTAAAAAATTACCAAAATCTTTTGGAGATAATTTACCTTTATATTCTGCTACTTGAGTACATGTCTCTATATCAAATATATGAAATGCAGAGTAATCCGTAGCATCTCCTCTAGCAACATCTGCTACTACCATATAGGATTTAGAGTAATCTACTCCTTCCCACACCCATAAATTACCATCTATACCTCTTCTTTCGAGGGGATCTTTTAAATATGTTTGTTCATAGTAAGACATATCATCTGGTTCGAATACTGTATCTCCAGAAGCTAAGAAGTCACAATCACATTCCTGTCCTGCCATTCTAGGTCCTAAATCTGAGTTTTGTTTATCTCTCCAGGATTGATCTCTTTCTGGATGTACAGTCCATGGTAATCTAATAGGTAAGAAACTATTCTCACTTGATTCTGCTTTCTCCCATGTTAGGTGAAACCAGTTACCAATACCGTTAGGAGTTGATAATGCCATACATTGTCCACCTGTAGCAAGTGTTTGCTGTGCAGCAGTAAAGGTCTCCTCAATGTTATCTATAAAGGCAGCCTCATCTATCAGCAAGAGTGATACCGCTTCAGAACGTGCAGCATCTGCATTCGATGATTTAGCTGTTATCTTTGAACCGTTTTTTAATCTAAGAGATAATTTGTTTTTCTCCTTAGCAGGTAGCTTTAACCATCTCGGTAACTCGTCATACATAAACATAGTCTTAGATACTAAGTTACGTGCAGTTGCTTGTGTTGTTGCTAATGCTAGTACGTTTTTATCTTTATGGAATAACATAAGCCATAAACTATAGGCTGCTGCTAAAGTTGAAATACCTAACTGTCTAGACTTTAAGGTAATAATATATTGATGATCTTTGAAAAGATTAAGAACCTTTCCTTGAAAAGGATATAGATTAAAGAGTATACGTCCTCTAGTAGGGTGCTGAATGTAGCAATACTTCTTCATGAAGTACGCTGGATCTTTAGCGCACTTTATATATTCTTGTGCGATTATTTTCTTTATGTCTTGTGCCATAACTTTAGAAGTTATAACTGAATCGTGGTAAGCCGTCTTTCATATAGATAGAAATCTTACTACCAACTGCATCTACTAATTTATCTGCAGGTACTATAGCATAATTTCCAGACTTATCATCTAAGAAAAATATTTCTTCAAATTCTTCAGTTTCTGTATATAACTTTATTACTTTTTTAGAAAATGCTTGTTCTGCAGCATCTGCATCTATTGCATTTCCTTTTTTATATTTCTTTAAATTAAAATCAGAAAAATCTAATCCTGGGTAGTTACTTCTTAATGCATTATCCATTGCATCTATAGCTACATCAATTTTATCACTTTCTTGTTCTGCAACTGCTGCAAGTATAATATTAAGTCTATGTAAAGGTCTTTTACCTTTAGTCTCTACTTGAATAGGATTATCTAATTTAAGGTTAACTGCAGATATAGCATCCTGTATGAATTTCTTATCTGTGTTTTTACCAAATTGAGCTTTTTGTCCCATCGGAATAGCTCCTCTATTTTTTACTTCTATACCTTTATTCCCAACTCCAACATCACCTGAGGGAGCATCACCGTTAACATCTGCTGTTAAAGCACAAAGAAGAACTTCACCTTTACCTGTAGCTACATTACCTATTTGAGGTTTAATATCAAATAAAAAGTTAATAGTTTCTTGAGAAAATAATTTACTAAATTTACTTTTTAAATTGCCAGAAGTTCCAAAATCAGCATAAGTTATAGCACCGTCTGTGATATATTTATGATATGTTTGAATATCTCCATTTTCTACCATTCTGTTGTAGATAGTTTTAGAAATAGAAGCAACTGATTTACCTTGTTTGTTTAAGAAAGATAGTACATCATCTTTATACGCTACACCTGATATACCATTTAGTATAGATTTTAACTGTTCAGGAGTAAACTCTCCTTTTTGTATAGCATCTATTACTTCTGCTTTAGATATTTGACCGTCTGCATTAGTTAATTCAGCAATTAATTTATTTAATATAGCTTTATCTTCAGCATTATCCATTGACGGAGTGCCTGTTTTAGTTCTCCAGGCCCATTCTGTATATAGCTTATCTGTTACGTTCATTATGCTTCTGGTTCTTCTCCTGGGTCTTCAAAATCGATAGGTTCGTCTGTAAGGTCAGCTCCACCTTCTTCTTCTCCTCCAGCATCATCTGGTTCTCCTAGGTCCTCTTCTCCTCCTCCGGCTGCGTCATCTCCAGGAAAGTCTCCTCCTCCTCCGCCACCACCTCCGGTGTCGGTATCAGCAGGTTCTCCTTCGCCTGCTCCAGTCATTGGTGCTTCTC